AAGAAACCACTCCAGCAGTCGAAGCAACACCAGTTGAAGCACCAGCGGTCGAAGCTGCTCGCCCAACTGTTTCAGCAGCATACTACACAAAGCCACGCATTGAAGTTACAGCTGCTAAGTACGCAGAAAACACAATCCGTGCAGCACTAGGAGACGACAACGCTCGTCAATACCTACGCGCAGCAGATGACACAACAGATAACGCAGGTCTAGTACCAACACGCCAACTATCTGAAATCATCAACCCACTATCTACAACAATCCGTCCTTCAATCGATGCAATCTCACGCGGAGTATTGCCTGATGCAGGTATGACTTTCGAGATTCCAAAGATCACAGCAGTACCAACTGTTGCGATTGAGCCAGAAGGCGATGCGTTCAGCGACACAGATCAGAACGCTGCTTTCCTATCTGTATCAGTACAGAAGTACGCTGGACAACAGACATTCTCTGTTGAATTGCTAGATCGTACATCTCCAGCATTCTTCGATGAGCTAGTGCGCAACATGGCAGCAGCTTACGCAAAGGCAACAAACGCAGCAGTTAATGCAGCACTTATCTCAGGTGCAACAGCAGATGCAACAACAACAGTCACATATCCAACAGCATCAGAATTGCTAGGAATTGTTGCTCGTGGTTCAGCTTCTGTTTATGGAGCAACAGCAGGACTACCAAACCCATTCGCTCGCAACATGGTCGTATCAACAGGACAATGGTCTAACATCATGTCATTGAACGATGCAGGTCGCCCAATCTACACAGCATCACAGCCAATGAACGCTGGCGGTCAAGTAGCACCAACATCACTAACAGGTAATGTTGCAGGACTTAACCTCTATGTTGATCCAACAAACGGTGGCGATGGCGATGGAACAATCCTTATCGTGAACCCAGATGCTTACACATGGTACGAGTCACCAACATACCGCCTACGCGCAGAATCAACTGCAAACGGTTCTGTAACAATCGGCTACTACGGCTTTGGAGCAATCGCTACTAAGGTCGGAGCAGGCGCGTTCAAGAATAACAAGGCGTAAGCCACACTTAAGTCGCTCTGAGGGGTAGTAGCCCTCTACCCCTCAGAGTCTTTAGAAAGGACATCATGGCACTTACAACAGTTGCAGAACTCCGCAGCACTCTCGGAGTCGGTACTTTGTATCCAGATGCAACCCTTCAAGAAGTATGCGATGCAGCAGATGCAGTTTTACTTCCTATGTTATGGAGTCCTACTTACTTTTCAGTAGCGCATGAAAACATCGTAGGGCAGGGCACTCTTTACTTTAACGATCGTATTAAAGAGATTTTTTATGTAGGTCAAACAGTAACAATTTCGAATTCTGGATCTTCTTACAATGGCAGTAAAGTTATTACAGCCGTTGGAGATTATTCAATCAGCATGAATACGAATCACACAACAGCGCAGCCTAAGCACGCTATCGCTCCTTATGGCTCAGTCGCTTCAAGAACATACACAGACTGGACGACAGACACAGCAGTTCAGAACGCAGCTTTGATGATCGCTGTTGAAATCTGGCAAGGCAGAACCGCAACTTTGAGCGGAAGCAATGCGATTGATTTCCAGCCATCCCCTTATAGATTATCGGCGCAATTGCTGGCAAAAATAAGGGGTATGATTGCACATGCGCTAGACCCTCGCTCAATGGTGGGCTAATGCCACCAGTAGCGATAACGACACTTCGTACTACTTTAGCCACCGCGCTAGTAGATAACACTAAATACCAAGTCTTTGCTTTTCCACCTTCAGTTGTCTTGGCTAATTCTGTAATAGTGTCACCGGACGATCCATACATTACGCCTACAAATAATCAGCACATTGGCATTAGCCCAATGGCATCCTTTAAATTGCTGATCGTTGCGCCTTTATTCGACAACGAGGGCAACCTCAATGGGATAGAAGATTTTGTGTGTAGCGTGTTCGCAAAGCTCGCAGCATCATCTTTGACCTATAATGTAAGCGCAATCAGCGCACCTAGTATTCTCAACGCTGCTTCGGGTGACCTACTCAGCTGCGAGATGTCCGTATCAATCCTTACGAGTTGGAGTTAAAATGTCCGAGTGGGAAAAAGAAAACGAAGCCTTCCTGATCAAGATCGGGCAGGTAGCACCAGCAGTAACAAAGCCAGCAACTACTAAGAAGGACGAGGAATAATCTCATGGCTGTATTTCTAAATAACAATGTAGGTGTGAAGATTAACTCAGTCGATCTTTCAGACCATGTAACAGCAGTAACAATCAACCGCGTATTCGATGAGCTAGAAGTTACCGCAATGGGTGACTCATCTCACAAGTTCGTTAAGGGTCTAGAGTCATCAACAGTGACAATCGACTTCCTAAACGACACAGCAGCAGGTAATGTACTGGCAACACTACAGGGCGCATGGGGAACAACAGTCACAGCTGTATTCCTACAGACAAAGGGAACAGCAGTATCTGCAACCAACCCTTTGTACACCGTTTCTCTGTTGATCAACAACACCACAGATATTAATGGTGCTGTTGCTGACATCGGTTCTATGAGCATTACATTTACTGCTAACTCAACAGTTGCAGTAGCTACTACAGGCACATTCTAAAAAACTAACAAAGGGGCAAACCATGGCAAAACTAAAGATAGTTCGTACAGATGGAAGCGTATTGGAAGGCGAGATCACTCCAGCAGTGGAGTATTCGTTCGAGCAGTACGCTAAAAAGGGCTTCCATAAGGCGTTCCGCGATGAAGAAAAGCAGAGCGATGTCTATTGGTTAGCATGGGAAGTAACACGCAGGTCAGGTGAGACTGTTAAGCCTTTTGGAATGGACTTCATCGAAACACTAAAATCTGTTTCGGTCGAGGATTCAGACCCTTTAGCTTAAAGCGCGATCTTCCATTCACCTATCTAATCGCTAGGCTAAGCATTAGGTTGGGAATCGCGCCACAGCAATTGTTAGATCTAGATAAGACCATGCTCGATGCATTAGTGCAGGGGCTCAAGGATGAAGCGAAAGAGGTGAGCGATGCCAGCAAGCGTAAAGGGCGCAATTGAACTTCGCAAAGCTCTTCGCAAGTTCACACCTGACTTGTCTAAAAAAATGTCAGCCGAAATTGGCATGGCGCTTAAGCCGATAACTAGATCAGCTAGAGGTTATCTTCCAGACACCACGCAAATTTTAAGTGGCTGGCTTCCTAGGCAGATGTCAGAAGGATCGTTTCCTACTTATAATGCTCGTATTGTAAAAGCTGGAGTGGGTTACAAATCTTCACCTTCGAAGCCAAATCGTAAAGGTTTTAGATCGCTTGCTCGCGTATTTAATAAAACGGCAGCTGGGGCAATCTATGAGACTATGGGTCGTAAAACTCCACAAAGTCGATTTGTGCAAAATCAACAAAATAAATACAACTCACAAATGAAGGGCGATCAAAAGATGGAAGGTCGTGCTTTGTTTAGAGCTTATGAAGAAAACAATGGTAAGGCAACAGCAGCTGTCATTAAGGCAATTGAATCAACAGCAGCCAAACTTAATTCTAGAGCGACTGTGAAAGGTTAATTATGGCTAATGTATTTATTGACATCCTTGCCGAATTCACAGGAAAAAAGGCATTCAAGCAAGCAGAAACTTCTACAGACAAACTTACTCGAAATGTCAAGAATCTGGGCAAAACATTCGGACTCACTTTTGGCACAGCTGCCGTATTGTCTTATGGCAAAGCAGCAGTTAAAGCAGCAGCAGAAGATCAAGCAGCTCAAGCTTCATTGGCGCAAACTCTTAAAAATCTAGGATTCCAGAGCGTAGGCACTGCCAATGCTCTTAATGATTACATTAGCACTTTAGAGCGCACTACAGGAAAACTTGATGACGAGTTACGTCCTGCAATGGATCGCTTGTTACGCGCAACAGGATCAGTCACTAAGTCGCAAGAATTGATGAACCTTGCTTTAGATATTGCTGCGGGTACTGGTAAAGATTTAGGGCAAGTTACTCAAAGCCTTCAAAAAGCTTACTTGGGACAAACTCAAGCATTAGGTCGCTTGGGTGTTGGACTTTCTAAGGCTGAATTAACTTCATCAAGTTTCGAACAGATTCAAGCTAGATTAACTGATCTCTTTGCTGGTCAAGGTAAAAGAGCAGCAGAGTCTTATGAAGGCTCAATGAATAAATTGGCAGTTGCTACCAACAATGTGAAAGAAAACATTGGCATTGGAATCATTGATGCTTTGACAGCTTTATCAAATGACAACACTATCGAATCTTTAACCACCGACATGGAAAATCTATCCATTTATGTTGCAGATGTAGTTCGCGGTATTGGCAATGTTGCTTCTGGCTTGAAAGACATTCCGGGATTTAACATACCACTTGAAAATCTAATTCAAGCTATTCCTATTCTTGGTTCTTATATTAGCTTACTTGCTCAATCTGGTGCTGCTACCAGAGATGTCAATATGGCAGCCCAAAAATTTGGTGGCATTTATGCTACTCTATATCAAAAGCAAGCTAATGCAGCAGCAGAAAAGTTAGCACTTGAATACGCAAAAAAACAAGCTCTATTAGCCAAGCAAAAAGCAGATCAAGAAAAGAAAGCATTAGCGGCCAAAAAACTTTCAGCTGCTATTGACAAAGCCAATCTTGCCCTTAACAAAAGTCAGGATGTTTTTGACCTAGATAAGATTCAAGTTGCGGCAGCCCTTACTAATCAAGCGGAGCAACTAGGCAAAGCAACTAGCGCATCACAGCAGATCCAAATTGCTAATGATACTGCTCGCCTTAATGTTAAGAAGTCAATCCTTGCCCTAGAAGATGCTATTGCCGCTAAAGATGAAGCAGCCATTATTGCTGCAACAAGCAAACTCAATGCAGATCTAAAAATTCTGAATGCTTTGACTGGTCAAAATACACAAATGCTGGCTATTGAGACAATTCTAAAAGGATTAGATCCTAAAGCTCTAATTGACATTGATAACCTAAAAGAAGCTTTGCGCTTACTTGGCGAAATCAATCTTGCTCAAACTGGATCAAAGAAAGCACCAACAACAGTAACAACTGTAATAGGCGGTGGCGGTGGCGGTGGCGACGGTATTAGTGGAATTACAAAAGAAGATGAGCATCTCAGCAAGTTAGCAGCTCAAGCTGTTAGTGCGATAGTAAAGCCAACATATACAAACACACCATTTGACAATGGCATGTTCAACTTAGAAGATGTCGCTCGATCATCATTGATCGCAGGTCTGGCAGGTGGCGCAGGCGTATCAGGTGCGGTCAGCGGTTCACGCTATGCAGCACAAGCTGCCAACCAATACAACATTACAGTTCAAGCAGGTATCGGTGACCCTAACGCTATTGCAGAAGCTATTGACAATGTGCTGCGTGAAGCGCGCGACAGAGGAACGCTAACAATCGCATGACATGGCTACCCGAATGGCGAGTGACAGTTGGAGATGATGTCTATACGACTGTCACTTCTGTGTCGTATGCCTCTGGTCGCTTAGACATTGATCGACAAGCCACAGCAGGTTACTGCCAAGTACAGATCGTAAATGTGGATAACACACCTTTCACCATCAATGTCACAGAGCCAGTTACTTTAGAGCTTAAGAACTCATCTGGCACTTATGTGACTGTATTCGGTGGAGAAGTATCAGACTTTAACATCGGAGTGCGTAGCCCTGAAGAATCTGGCTATGTTACTACTGGCACTATCTTGGGTATTGGGTCACTGGCTAAACTGACTAAGGCTGTCTATAACACAGCACTGGCAGAAGCCTTAGACGGCACACAGATCGCAGAGATATTAGGACAAGCCCTAAACCTTACATGGGCAGAGGTTACGCCTACAGTTACATGGGATACATACCCAGCAACAGTTACATGGGCAGAAGCTGAATCATCTATCGGCACTATTGACACAGGCTTCTACACAATGATTGCCCTTGCTGCTAGTGCTACTGCCAAGTCTCAGACCCTTGCAGATCAGATTGCTAACAGCGCACTCGGTCAGCTCTACGAGGAAAAGGATGGGGATGTCTCCTATGACGATGCAGATCACAGATCTAACTACCTTGCAGCTAATGGCTTTACTAACCTCGATGGCGCATATGCAACACCAAGCTCTATCACCTCAACAACTCAGGTTGCTCGTATCCGTAACAGCCTTATCTACAAGTACGGCACAGGATACGCCTCTACCTACAGCACCTCTGACACAGACTCTATAGCCTCTTACGGGCTGTTTGAGCGGTCATTCGAATCTAACATTAAGAATCTTGCAGACATAACCGACATCGCCTCTAGAGAGCTTAAACTGCGTGCTATGCCACGGGCATCCTTAGGTGCTATTCGCTTCCGACTAGACAATCCAGACATGCCGAGTGCAATGCTTGACAGCCTTATCGGGGTCTTTTTTGGTCAGCCTGTACTTATCAATAATCTACCTAGCAACTTGCTAGGTGGCACTTTTGACGGCTTTGTAGAGAATGTGGCACTGAACGCTACACCTACTTATGTGGACATTACTCTATATGTCTCAGCTACAGACTTCTCACTAAGTACAACTCAATGGGAAACAATTACACCTGCTTCACTAATCTGGACGGGCGTAAATGGTACACTTACTTGGACAAATGCGACAGGAGCACTAACCTAATGGCAACAACAACACCCAATTTCGGATGGGCTGTTCCCACATCCAGCGACTTAGTAAAAAATGGCGCAGTTGCCATCGAGACACTTGGCGATTCCATTGATGCTTCTTTGGTCGATCTTAAGGGTGGCACTACTGGTCAAGTCCTTGCCAAGGCATCTAACACAGACATGGACTTTACATGGGCAACTTCATCAGTTGGATCATGGACTGCTTGGACTGCAACACTTGGAAACATAACTTTAGGCAATGGCACAGTTGTCGCCCGTTATCAGCAAATCGGAAAAACAGTTAATTTTCGTTTTAATTTGACATTGGGTAGCACAACATCAATTACAGGCAACGCACATTTCTTTTTGCCTGTAACTCCATCCTATGACACGCCATGCACAACTATTGTCCGAGACGATGGTGTGGCATTTTATCCAACTGTTGGGATGGTTTTTGCTAGTGGTGGTTATTGTGACGTCACTGTTGGAAATGCAAGCGGAACTTATGTAACTCAAACGGCTGTGACAGGAAGTGTGCCAGTTACTTTAGCGACAGCAGACAAAATTTATGTTTCAGGAACTTACGAGGTGGCATGATGACATTTAAATTCAATCAATCTTTCCCAGATGCTACAAATGAGCAAAAATGGGAACAAATCAAATTATGGCGCAACGCTGAATTAAATCGAACCGATTGGACACAATTAGAAGATGCTCCAGTTGATAAAGCAGCATGGGCAACTTATCGCCAAGCATTAAGAGATCTACCTGCTCAAGGCGGATTGGCAGATGCAGCGGAGTTTCCTGTTGCACCATGAAGCCAAAACTTTCTAAAGCTGCTGGTCAATTAAGGGAGCAGATCGATGACTCGTTTCCAGATCGTGACCGCACATCGGATGGTTGGATCGGTGATACCCGACACGCTGCTCGCAAGTCAGATCATAATCCTGATGAGCAAGGCTGGGTACGCGCCATTGATGTGGACAAAGACTTATTCAAGGGCGGTAAGCCAGACATCATGGGAGATCTTGCTGATCAGCTTCGTATCTTGTCCAAGTCAAAAGCAGACAAGCGTATTAGTTACATCATTTACGATGGACGAATCTGCTCCAGCATCCTTAACTGGAAGTGGCGCAAGTACACAGGGGCTAACAAACACACTAAGCACATGCATCTCAGCTTTAAGAAAGAAGCTGACAATGATGGGGCTTTTTTTCAAGTACCTATGTTAGGAGCAAGTAATGAATGAACTAAAGACAGCAGCAGGCTCATGGGCTAGAGCATTTCTAGTAGCAGTTATCTCAATGGCAGCAGCTGGGGTCACAGATCCTAAGGCTCTCATTGCAGCAGGTGTTGCTTCTATCCTTCCACCTGTTCTGCGCTATCTATCACCTAATGATCCTGCTATGGGCATCAAGAAGTGACACAGTCAGACTTCTTCACGCTTTACCTTGCCACCATCGCAGCTCTTGGTGGCTTGTCTGGCTATGTAATTACCCACCTGTTGTCTGAAATCAAAAGACTCAACACGCGAGTCGATGAGATCTATAACATCTTGCTTGACAGGTAAACTTTTGCTATGGCAAGAAAAGCAACTAAGGCACTAGAGGAGCAAGGATACTCAAAGCTCGATGCTTATTGCATTGGGCTTTATGAGTATTTCTGCTCGCTTAAAAGAGCAGGTTTCGCAGAAGATATAGCCATGTTTATGATCACAGAGCCACAGGCTTACCCTCACTGGATTCTTCCAGACCCTATTGCGCCTGAGAAGTTTGGCGATTATGAAGATGAGGATGACGATTAAGCGAATTGTCGTAGTCTCGGACTTGCAAGTCCCTTACCATGACAGGGTTGCAACCCGTAACCTTGCAAGCTTTATTTCTAAGTTTAAGCCAGATCAAGTAGTCACCATTGGCGATGAGATTGACCTTCCACAGATAAGCAAGTGGGAAGAAGGGCGCATGGGTAGTTATGCCCAGACCCTAGATGATGACCGTAATGAGGCTGTGCAGCTTCTATGGGAGTTAGGCGTTACAGACTGCATCCGTAGCAATCACACAGACCGCCTGTATAACATCATCATGGCTAAAGTCCCTGCATTCGGGGCATTGCCAGAACTGCGCTTTGAAAAGTTCATGAAGTTTGATGAGCTGGGCATTACCTTTCATAAAAACCCTATGCCTATTGCACCTAACTGGATTGCTGTACATGGAGACCATACCCCTATTAAGCCACAGGGTGGGCTCTCAGCCCTTGAGGCAGCCCGTAGGCATGGCAAGAATGTCATCTCAGGTCACACACACAGAGCAGGGCGTTCAGCCTTCTCAGAGGCTTCTGGAGGGCGCATAGGGCGTGTCCTGCATGGTGTCGAGGTAGGCAATCTCATGGACTTTAAGCAAGCTGCTTACACTAAAGGTGTTGCTAACTGGCAGCAAGCTTTTGCTATCATCTATGTCAATAAGGCTAAAGTGCAGGTCGATCTTATCCACATCGAAAAGGACGGCACATTTATTGTGGCGGGAAAGTCCTACGGCAGACCTCGATAATCGTTATCGTTTCGTTATACAAATGTCCGCAATTTTGTCGGGTGGGCATGAGACTCTAATCTAGTAAGCCAGTCAAGGGCACTGGATGCAGATAGGTAGAACATGAACTCAATTACAATCATTGGGATTATTGGCTTATTTCTAGTCACTAATTTCATTTGGTACTGGCAAGGCTACAAAGATGGTAGGCGCGAAGGCTGGCACAAAGGTCGCAGTCTAGCCCGTTCGTTGGCAGATCATGCGAGCTAATGAAATCCTACTCACAGCCACAGACACGATCCGTGATCGTGGGCTATCGTACGGTCACCCTGCGGATAACCTGCAACACACCGCAATGCTGCTCAGCGCATACTTACAAACACCAATTCACGACTATCAAGTGGCAGGGATCATGGTGCTTGTTAAACTTGCACGGACTAATCAGTCAGCGCAACACATCGACAACTGGGTCGATCTCTGCTCATATGGCGCACTAGCAGGGCAACTAGCTACAGAGGAAAACGATCTTTATGTTTAATTTAGCCGACTATGAACCAGTGGAGGTTCGACTTGAAAAGTTTATTAAGGATCATCCATCGTTCCGCATATCTACTGAGCTGGAAGTTGTCGAGGCTAGTAGATACATTGTTAAGGCGTATCTATTTAAGAATGCTGAAGATAGCGTTGCATGGGCAACAGGGTACGCTGAGGAAACAGTTACTAGCCGAGGCGTTAATCAGACTTCAGCACTGGAGAATTGCGAGACTTCGGCAATCGGCAGAGCACTTGCAAATGCAGGTTATGCGCCTAAAGGAAAGAGACCAAGCCGAG